ACGCAACGCAGACTATAAACGAGTCAAACCCAATAAAAACACTAAATGAATTCTATCAGCCACGCTCCCCGGCCTAATCCTATCCTGTCTGATTTCTGGATGGAACCCGCGCACGTAAGGGTTTTGTATGGGGGGCGGTCAAGTTCAAAAAGCTGGGACGCAGCGACCTTTGCAATAAATGTTGCATTGCAGACTAGCAGCCGGTTTTTATGTGCAAGGCAGTTTCAAAACCGCATACAAGATTCAGTTTATACGCTACTGAAAACGCAGATAAGGCGTTTTGGCCTGTCAAAATACTTTGATATTACTAACAACAAAATAACCTGCATCCCAACCGGATCAGAGTTTATATTTTACGGATTGTGGCGAAATATCGAAGAAATACGCGGCATGGAAGGGATAAATATTTGCTGGATTGAAGAAGCTCATTTAATGACTAAAGAGCAGTGGCAGATTTTAGAGCCTACGCTGATTAGAAATGAAGGTTATCAATTTTGGATAATATTTAATCCGAAGTTAATAACTGATTTTGTTTATCAGCGGTTTGTGGTTAAACCGCCGCCAAACGCCGTTGTCAAAAAAATAAATTATCTCGATAACCCATTTTTAAATCCCGAAGCGCTAGCAGTAATCAACAATATGCGCGATGAAAACGAAGATGACTATAATCATTTTTATCTGGGCGAGCCGCTATGCGACGACGAAGGGTCAATTATCAAACGCTCTCATGTTTTAGCGGCTATTGATGCTCATATTACCCTGGGCATTGAGATCAGAGGCGCAAGTCGGCTAGGTTTCGACGTTGCCGACGATGGCGAGGATAGCTGTGCAATGATAGAGTCCATTGGGTCGCTGGTAGCCTGGGCCGATCTTTGGAAAGCAAAAGAGGACGAACTATTAAAATCATGTACTCGCGTGTGGCATGAAGCAAGAACCCGCAAAGCGTCGGTGATTTATGATGCGATTGGCGTGGGGGCAGCATCCGGAGCAAAGTTTAACGAACTGAATCAGGGCGAAGCGGAAATAGTCAGCCACAGCAAATATTTTGCCGGAGGCGCGCCAACTAAGCCAGACTCAAATTACGGCTTAACCGGCATTAAAAACCGTGATTTCTTCAGCAACATAAAAGCGCAGTCCTGGTGGATCGTTGCCGACCGGCTAAGAAACACCTACAACGCGGTCAAGAATGGTCATAAATTTGATGATAGCGAGATGATCTTTATAGCATCCGACTTGCCGCACCTCGATAAACTAATAGACGAGTTATGCACACCTAAACGCGACTATGACAAAGCCGGGCGCGTTATGGTCGAATCCAAAAAAGAACTGGCTAAGCGCGATATTCCCTCGCCTAACCTTGCGGACGCTTTTATCATGGCGAACGAAACCTTAAAAATTAATTCTTGGGATCAATACAAATGAAATTAACAGAACTGGCTACCGGCATAATGCGGATATTGGCACCCAAACAACGCGGCCACGACGGGTATATAAACATCCTGGGCAATTATGGCAACACAGGCGCAAACATAGCCAGTGGCGGGAATTATCTAAACAATTACGTGACGCGCGAGCCGTCGATACTTCGCACAATGTACCGGACAAGCTTTATCATTCGCCGGGTGTGCGACTCACGCGCTGAGGATATGACCAAGGCCGGTATGCGGATAGATTCAAAGCTTCATCCCGACCAGATCACCGACGCTCAAGCGGAAATGCACAGCTTGCAGATGTGGCAGCAATTGGCCGATACGGTGCGCTGGTCGATGCTGTTTGGTACGGCGTTCATCATGCCGATACTCGACGGCCATGACACAGAAAAGCCGCTTAAGCCGGAAACGGTCGGCAAGGGGCAGCTAACCGGCTTTCAAGTGTTCGATCGCTGGCAGCTCATACCGTCATGGCAAGAAGGCAGAATTACCCGTTTAGGCAGGGATAACGGCTATCCAATCTATTACATGACTATCGCCAATGGCATGGGCATACCGGCAATGAAGATCCACTACAGCCGCTTATTCAGGATTGACGCTACACCACTACCCTGGACAGACCGCTACACGGAAAACTTTTACAGCGCGTCGGTAATTGAATCAATACTTGACCGGGTTAAAGCGTTCGATCAGTCCACGGCAGCGGCAGTCTCTTTGATCGAAGCAGCGCGTAACGATGTGATTTACACGGACACCCTACCCCAAGTTGCCGGTGAAAATGCCGGGCTGTATGACCGCTTGACTGAGAAATTCAAGCAGATGACCCGGTTCAGGTCGAACAACGGCTTAACGGTGCTGTCATCAGACGAAAAGATGGAGCGATTCACTACGTCGATGACTGGCGTATCAGATATTATTGATCGCATGGCTCAGCAAGTGTCAGGCGCTACGGAAATTCCCTTGTGTCGCTTGCTAGGCATTGGAGCAAGCGGCCTTGGCGCTGGCGACGGTGATTTGTTGTCGGCGTATTACGAGGATATTAACCGGCGGCAAGAGTCATTGATTAAGGGCATTGTCGAGAGTTTTACCCTGATGACGCTCTTGTCTTGCGGCATCCAAGCCGATAAAAAAGCGTTCACGATTAAATTCTATCCCCTAAATAAGCTGGGCGCAGTCGAAAAGGCGGCGGTAGCGGCTCAGTCTACCGATACAATCATCAAAGCGTTTGAATCGACTCTGATTAGTCAGCAAGTGGCAACAAAGGAGCTTAAGCAGCTCTGCGAGGAAACCGGGTTTTTCAGCAACGTGACGGATGACGATATTGAGGCAGCAGATGACAAGCCGCCGGTGATGGAGATTGAACAACCGGAAAGCGCGGGTGATGCCAAGCCAATGCCGGACGGGGCAAGCTGGATAACTCTTGAATCAGGCCAGCATGTAATGATTGGTAAAAACGGCCAGGTAATTGCCGGGGCTGGTGGGGCTTTGAATGGGAAATATTATGGTACACATGGAGTGATTGATAACAAAGAGTCAAATAGTTTGACAAAACAAGATAAATCAGGGATAATAGACTCACAGTCAAAACCGGCTGGAACTAATGAGAATAATAAAATGAAAGCAATCAATACACCAGCAAAACTTGAGGGTGCTCCAGCATTGGAGCGGTACAACAATTCAATGCATTTGATTGGAGAAATGGCATTGGGAAAAAAACTTACAGAAGATCAAACCTATGTCTTAATGGCATCGGTTAGGGGGGCCATGATTAATAGGGAAAAAAATGGCCAAAGATTGGAAAATGGTAAGGAATTGTCAGAAACACAGGTTTGGGAAAATGAAACTGCTAGTGAGATTTTAAAAAATAAAGAAAAAATTAAGGTGGCTGTAAGCACACACAATTTAGAAAATCCAAGTAAAGCTATGCAGCAAGCAGAGGACTTTTTTTCTAAGGACCGATTAAATGAAATAACAAAATACTTGTAATGACAGCCGCACAGCTCGCCAAACAAGCAGGGCGTAAAAGTCTTGTTGAGGTTTCAGAGTTGACTGGAGTTGACCGTCAAACGCTAGACAACTGGCATAAAAATAAACCGGCATTATTTAAAATAGTGCTGGCTGGATGCAAGGCAATAAAAAATGAACTCTTGGCATAAATCACGCTGGATAGAAACGCGCTATTACGGAAAACTACGCCTAATTGCCCTAGAAACAGCACGCATCATGTCAGGCTACGACACCACAACAGAAGTTGGCCTCGCCCAAATGGCCGACGCGCTAAAGCGTTATGCCCTACTCCTTGAGCCATGGGCGCTGCTTGAGTCGGCAAATATTTTTGATGCAATAAATAATCAGGATCTTATGCTGTGGCGCAAACAAGCCAAACAGATCAGCGCAGGATTGAAAGAGGTTATCAAGAACACGCCCACCGGCACCATGCAGCAGCAATTCATACGGGATCAGACGCATCTAATCAAAACCTTGCCGATAGATGCCGGACTAAAGGCGCAGGAATATGCACAGAAGGCCATGCTATCGGGCGCACGACACGAAACATTGATAGCTGACATACAAGGCATTGGTAGCCAAACCGTAGCAAGGGCGCGGTGCATTGCCCGTACTGAGGTATCTAAACAGTCGGCGGCATTAACCCAGGCCAGGGCGCTGAAAATAGGGGCGACTCACGCTATCTGGAGGACATCTAAAGATAGAGTGGTACGCCCTTCGCATAAGTCCATGGAGGGCGTTGTTTACTCGCTAACTGAAATGCCGCTATTGGATGATGGTCACAGATGCTTTCCCGGTCAAATCTTCAACTGTAGATGCACAAGCGAGATAATTATCCCAGGCATTGATAAAGATAGGCGACCGGGCGACAAGGTTTAGCGGTGGCAGCCTAGCCTATCCCCTTTCGCGTGAGTCGCTATACAATCAGCAAATGATTGCGTTCCGTTTGATTCAGAAATAGCGGTGTTGCGGTCGTTGTTGTACTTCATTTGAGCCAGCGCCTTAGCTCTCATGTCGCTATATTCGACCGACTCACGATCTACGGTTTTTACATCTACCGTGCCAATGTCATTAGCTCGGAACGGGGCCATAGGCTGCACATGCTGAATGCAACCAGACGCAGCCAAACACGCCACAAATAATAATTTTTTCATTCAATACTCCAAATCGTTGGTAGGTAGTTCGCAATCAACAAGGCCGATCACGGGGAGTTCATCGTTATCAATTAAGCCCATCTCACGCGCAAGCGCCAAGAACTCGGGCGATTCA